GGGTCCACACAATCAAATCTCGCTTTAAAAGGAGAAGTACAATGGGAAACCTCACGAGGTATACGACTGCGGATCTGCCTGCCTTGCTAGATCGCATAAATAGAAACAGTATAGGTATGGATGAATACTTTAATCGTCTGTTTTCGCTGCACGAAACAACGTCTAATTATCCACCATACAATCTAGTCACGATCAGCAACGTAGAATCGAGACTGGAACTAGCACTAGCAGGATTTAAAAAGAAGCAAGTAAATGTCTACACGCAAGACGGTAAACTCTTTGTCGAAGGACAACGAGAAGATGGAGAAACTAACAACGATTATGTCCACAGAGGAGTGGCTCAGAGATCTTTCACCAGATCTTGGACCCTCTCAGATGAAACGGAAGTTAGATCAGTTGTATTTGAGGATGGGTTACTGAGTATCACTCTCGGTAAGGTTGTCCCGGAAGCACATAAGAGAAAGGACTGGTTCTAACAACTATAAATTATATTAGATATAGTAGTGATAATCAATTTGATTAAATCTAGAATGATCTGAATAAAATATTTTTTTGGAGATTATTATGAGTTTACAAGTTAACGATCCGTTAGTTCATGCATTTATTCAAAAAGAATTAGAGAGACAGCAAAATCATCTAGAGATGATTGCCAGTGAAAACTTCACGTCTCTTGATATAATGGAATCTCAGGGTTCAATTCTTACTAATAAGTATGCAGAAGGACTGCCGGGTAAAAGATACTATGGTGGATGTGAATGGGTTGACCAAATTGAGGATCTAGCAAGAGAAAGAGTAAAGAAACTTTTTAATGCAGAGTGGGCAAATGTCCAACCTCATAGCGGAGCACAAGCAAATGCTGCTGTATTTCTTGCTCTTTTGAAACCAGGAGATACTGTTTTATCTCTTGATCTATCACATGGAGGTCATCTATCACACGGGTCAAAAGTTAATATGTCTGGTAAGTGGTTTAATGTTTGCCACTATGAAGTTGATGAGACTGGTAGACTGGACTACGATAGAATATTAGAACTTGCAAAGGAATGTAATCCACAACTTATCATCTGTGGATTCTCTGCGTATACTAGAACAATTGATTTTAGTAAGTTTAGAAATATTGCTGATGAAGTTGGATCATATCTATTAGCAGATATAGCACACATTGCAGGATTGGTTGCATCCGGTGTTCACCCATCACCTATTCCATACGCAGATGTAGTTACTACAACAACTCATAAGACTTTAAGAGGTCCGAGGGGTGGGTTAATTATGTCTAATGATATGGAGATGGGTAAGAGATTGGACAAGGCAGTATTTCCAGGAACTCAGGGTGGTCCATTGGAACATGTTATTGCTGCTAAAGCAGTTGCATTTGGTGAAGCACTCAAACCAGAATTCAGAGAATATTGTCTTCAAGTTGTTGCTAATTCAAAATCTCTTGGTCGTAGATTAATTGAAAATGGTATTAATATTGTGTCTGACGGAACAGATAATCATATTGTCTTACTCGATTTAAGAAGTCTAGGGATCACGGGCAAGTTTGCTGATCAACTTGTAAGTGAAATTAATATCACCGCAAATAAAAATACAGTTCCTTTTGATCCTGAGTCTCCTTTCGTTACTAGTGGATTACGTTTAGGTTCTGCTGCTCTTACTACTAGAGGATTTAATGAAAATGACTTTGTTGAAGTTGCTGATATTATCTCAAGTCGATTAAAAAATTATGAGCAGGATGGAAACAAAGAAGAATGCTTAAGAAGAGTGTCTAAACTTTGTAAAAGTAATCCTCTCTATAAATAAATTTAATATCGTCGCCGCGAGGGGCAACTGGCAAAAACCAGTTGACGCCCCTCTTTTTTCTTGCTACAATGAATGAAAAGGAGATTAATCATGCTTGAATTTGATGACATGGAACTGATGCAACTGAAGTTCTGTATGGATCAAACCAAAAATCAAATGTCCATGGGTGGAGAGATTCGTCGTCATGCCTCTATCACTCAAAAGGTTGAAGAAGAGATGGAGAAAAGAAAAGAAAAACGTGGCGCATACACTAAGGAAGATGTGTTGCGTCAACTGGAAGAGCAAATCAAGAAACTGGGAGGTTGATATATGACAATCAAACTGCTTATACTTAAGTCAGGAGAAGAACTTATCTCTGATGTTGCTGAGATGTCAGTGCCTGGTGAGAGTGATGATGATCAACGGGTTGTGGGGTACTTTCTAAATAGACCTTGTGTTGTTAAAATGAAAAACCCCGGTGTTCTTAATCAAGATAAAAAGACAACACGATCTGGATTTGAAGTTTCTCTTCTTCCATGGATGCCACTATCGGCAGATGAACAGATTCCTGTCCCTGCTGACTGGTTGGTTACGATGGTAACTCCAGTTCAAAAACTAGAAGAAATGTATGTTGAGGATGTATTGAACTATGGAAAACCCGAAGATGATTCGAGTTCTACTACTGGTGACCAACCAGGTATTGGTGTCACAGATTGAAGAGGTTGGTGCTGATGTTGGTGAACCAGACTGCAAACTGACCAATCCTTTCGTCTTAAATAGTGATGGGATGTTAGAATCATGGTTGAGCAATGCAACCCGTCAAGATGTTTTTATGATCAGTTCTGATAAGATTCTTACTCTGACTGAACCCACACCCACTCTAATAGAAAAATACGAGGACCTAACAAAATAATGGCACTTTCTCACCAAACACTTGATCATCTGCTTGAAGCAGAATCGCATATGCGAGCTGCAATCAAATCTGCTGCTGTGAATGAAAAACCTATGGTAGTAAAACATCTTGCGGACATTCTAAATGCAATTGAACAATGCAAGAAGATGAATGAAATTATGGATATGCTAGAAGATAGAAAACCTGGTTCTAGCGGTTTGTTCGGTTCTTTCTTCGATGAAGACGAATGAAGTTTTACACTAATGTTCAACTTATTGGAAATCAGGTTTTGGTTCGTGGTGTTGAAAATGGAAGACGATATGAGCACAGAGATGAGTTCTTCCCTACTTTATTTGTAAAATCAAAAAAAGATTCCAAGTACAAGACATTAAGTGGAGAGTCTGTAGAAGAAGTTCATCCCGGCAGCATTCGTGATTGTCGAGAGTTCTATAAAAGATATGATGATGTAGATGGATTTGCAATCTATGGAAATGATCGATACATCTATCAATATATCTCAGAAAAGTATCCTGAGGATGAGATTAAGTTTGACATCAGTCAAATCAAACTTGTCACTCTTGATATTGAGACAACTGCTGAGCGTGGATTTCCTGATGTAGAATCCGCATCAGAAGAGATTCTTGCGATTACAATTCAGGACTATACTACTAAGAATATTATTACTTGGGGTGTGAAACCTTTTGTCAATAAGCAGAAAAATGTTACTTATCATCACTGCCATACAGAGCATGAACTGTTGAGTAACTTTATTAACCACTGGATGCAGGATGTCCCCGACGTGGTTACTGGTTGGAACATTCAACTGTTTGATATTCCATATATCTGTAAGCGTCTAAACAGGGTGCTTGGTGAGAAACTGATGAAGCGTTTCTCTACCTGGGGTCTTGTGACTGAAGGTGAGATCTATATTCAGGGACGTAAGCAGATTACCTTTGACGTTGGTGGATTAACTCAGCTTGATTACCTTGACTTGTATAAGAAGTTTACATATAAGGCGCAAGAGTCTTATCGTCTTGACTACATAGCTGAGGTGGAACTTGGTCAAAAGAAACTAGACCACAGCGAGTTTGATACGTTTAAAGATTTCTATACAAAGGGTTGGCAGAAGTTTATTGAGTATAATATAGTGGATGTGGAACTTGTTGACCGCTTGGAAGACAAGATGAAACTCATTGAGTTGGCACTGACTATGGCATATGACGCTAAGGTCAACTATGCTGATGTGTTTTATCAAGTCCGCATGTGGGACAACATCATTTATAATTACCTCAAGAAACGTGACATTGTTATTCCCCCAAAGAGTAGAGCATCAAAGAACGAGAAGTATGCAGGCGCATATGTCAAGGAACCGATTCCAGGAAAGTATGATTGGGTGGTTAGTTTTGACCTTAATAGTTTGTATCCTCATCTCATTATGCAGTACAACATCTCGCCAGAGACGTTACTGGAAGAACGGCACCCAACGGTTAACGTTGACCGAATCCTTAATGAGGAGATGAACTTTGAGCTTTACAAGAGTAATGCTGTCTGTGCAAATGGTGCGATGTATCGTAAAGATATTCGCGGTTTTCTACCAGAACTGATGGAGAAAATGTATGGGGACAGGGTGATTTTCAAGAAACGAATGCTACAAGCAAAACAAGCATATGAAAAGACCCCAACCAAAGCACTGGAGAAGGAGATTGCCAGGTGTAACAATATCCAAATGGCTAAGAAGATCTCTCTTAACAGTGCTTATGGCGCTATCGGTAATCAGTATTTTAGGTACTACAAACTTGCCAATGCAGAAGCAATTACGCTCTCCGGTCAGGTGTCCATCCGTTGGATAGAACAGAAGATGAATGAGTATCTAAATAAACTGCTGTCTACAAATAGTGAGGATTACGTCATTGCATCTGACACTGATTCAATCTATCTTAATCTCGGACCTGTTGTTGATAAATTTCTTGCTAATCGCTCTAGTGATAAAGCAAAGGTTGTTGAGTTACTTGATAAGATCTGTGAAGACAAGTTTGAACCATACATCGATAAGTGCTATCAGAACCTGGCGACGTATGTTTCGGCATACGATCAAAAAATGCAAATGAAACGTGAGAATATTGCTGATCGTGGTATTTGGACTGCGAAGAAGCGATATATTCTTAACGTGTGGGACAGTGAGGGTGTTCGCTATGAAGATCCTAAACTGAAGATGATGGGCATTGAAGCAGTGAAGTCATCTACACCAGCACCTTGTCGTAAGATGATTAAGGATGCTTTGAAGTTGATGATGACTGGAACTGAAGAGGATGTGATTGACTTTATCGATAAGTCTCGTGCAGAGTTCAAGAGTCTGCCACCAGAGCAAATCTCTTTTCCACGATCAGTTTCTGATGTGGTTAAGTACAAATCTTCCTCTGATATCTACAGCAAAGGAACACCTATACATGTTCGTGGAGCACTTCTCTTTAATCATTATATCAAGAAGAATAATCTTGACAACAAATACTCATTAATTAAGAATGGTGAGAAGATTAAGTTCTGCTATCTGAAGAAACCAAACATTCTACATGAGAATGTGATATCTTTCATTCAGGACTTCCCTAAGGAACTGAATATTGACAAATATATTGACTATGACTTACAATTTGAAAAGTCCTTTGTCGAACCACTAAAAGCAATCCTTGATGCGATTGGATGGAACGTGGAAAAAACTGTAAACCTAGAACTCTTTTTCATCTAATGGAACTACCTATCAACGATAAGGAACTTGCTACAATTGTAAGCGCATTGCGTCTTGGTGGTGATGCTGCACTGTATCAAAAACTGAATATTATCAAAGAGATCCGTGAGGAAAATCCTGGCGGATCATATAAAAAGATTGCTCGTGAACAATTCGGATTTGTACTGTAATGGATTTTTTGAAAGAGATTGTAAAAGAGATTGGTGATGACTACACAAGACTCGCAAGGGATATTGACGATACTGAAAAGTTTGTTGATACAGGTTCGTACATTTTTAACGGACTTTGTTCAGGCAGTATATTTGGGGGTGTATCTGGGAATAAGATTACTGCCATTGCTGGGGAGTCTAGTACTGGAAAAACTTTTTTTTCCCTTGCTGTCGTCAAGAACTTCCTTGATGCTAACCCTGATGGTTATTGCTTATATTTTGACACTGAAGCCGCTGTTAACAAGTCTCTTATCGCAAGTCGGGGTATTGACTTAGATCGTCTGGTTGTCGTGAATGTTGTAACAATTGAGGAGTTCAGAACCAAAGCACTAAAAGCAGTTGATATATATTTAAAAAAACCTGAAGACGAACGCAAACCTTGCATGTTTGTGCTAGACTCTCTGGGTATGCTTTCCACAGAGAAGGAGATTACTGACGCACTCAACGATAAACAAGTTAGGGACATGACTAAATCTCAACTTGTAAAAGGTGCGTTCAGAATGCTTACACTTAAACTGGGTCAAGCAAACATTCCCATGATCGTTACGAATCATACCTATGATGTCATTGGTGCTTATGTCCCTACAAAAGAAATGGGTGGAGGCAGTGGACTTAAGTATGCTGCGTCTACAATCATCTATCTCTCAAAGAAAAAAGAAAAGGATGGAACAGAAGTCGTCGGAAATCTTATCAAGGCTAAGACTGCTAAGTCGCGTTTAAGCAAGGAGAACAAGGATGTTACTGTACGTCTTTATTTCGATGAGCGTGGTCTCGATCGGTATTTTGGTTTACTTGACTTAGGAGAGATAGGTGGTCTCTGGAAAAATGTAGCAGGTCGTTATGAGATAGATGGTAAGAAGGTATATGCCAAAGCCATCTACAAAGATCCAGAGTCATACTTCACACCAGAGGTAATGGAAAAACTTGATGAAATTGCAAAAGAGGAGTTTAGTTATGGATCATGATCTTGAATATCTCAAGGCAAAAGTACAAGCAGAATCCCCATATAATGATGGATGGACCCGACAATTTTACCAAGAGATAGTTGATAAGTATGAGCACATCAATGATGACCCCCATGATGGATGGTGGTTACATCCAGAGTATCAAGATTCTGAAGACGAGGATAAACGTCAAGAAAGTAATTGAACAACTGAAAAAATATCCTTTGGACTGGGACCATCAGAAACATCTGAAGGACACCCAGTCCTTAGTTGACAGAGGGTATGATGACTTGCCAGTTAGCGCACTTCAACTTATAATGGGTAGTGTCAATAACGAAAAAGATTTCGTTGGTGATTCTGAGGTGAGTGTCAAAACTCCCGCATATCCACATCATACAGAGATCAGAAAGATCATACGCAAGCATTTTAATAATCGTGAGTTGCATCGGTGCGGTTTTCTTTCTCTTCCTGTTGATGGTATGGTTGGGGCACATATTGATGAAGGGACATATTATTTGACCAGAGATAGATATCACTTGTCTATACTTGGTAGATATCAGTATTTTTGTGGAAAGGAAAATGTAATAGTAGAACCAGGAACATTGCTCTGGTTTAATAATAAATTGCCTCATGGAACCGTCAATGTCGGTGATGAGACACGTATAACTTTTGTATTTGATATGCCCCATGGATAAAGTTGAAATCCTAGTTCTAAGAAATCTTCTTTTTAATGAGAAGTATCTTCGTAAAGTCATTCCTTTCATCAAAGCAGATTACTTTGAGGATACTCAACAGAGGATTGTATTTGAAGAGATTCTGAACTTTGTTACTGAATATAATGAACTATCGACAAAGGAAGTTCTTTGTATTGAAGTAGAGAAAAGACAAGATATAAATGATACTTCCTTCCAAGAGATTACAAAACTGATTAGTTACCTTGAAGAAGTCCCTACTGACTATGACTGGTTGGTAGACACCACAGAGAAGTGGTGTCGAGATCGTGCTATCTACCTAGCACTGATGGAATCCATCTCTCTCGCAGATGGAAAAGACAAGGAGAAAGATCGTGATGCTATTCCGGGTATCCTTTCTGATGCATTAGCAGTATCCTTTGACTCTCATGTGGGTCACGATTACTTACTTGATTATGAGGCAAGATATGAATCATACCATCGCAAAGAAGACAAAATCGAGTTCGACCTTGAGTACTTCAATAAGATTACGAAAGGTGGTCTCCCTAGTAAGACGCTCAATATTGCTCTCGCTGGCACTGGTGTCGGTAAGAGTTTGTTTATGTGCCATGTGGCATCTTCAGCACTCCTTAATGGAAAAAATGTGTTATACATCACGCTTGAAATGGCTGAAGAAAAGATTGCAGAGCGAATTGATGCAAACCTTCTCAATGTTCCCATCCAGGAGATAACAGATTTACCTAAGGTGATGTTTGAGAATAAAGTAACAAATCTTGCACAAAAAACACAGGGAACACTTATAATTAAAGAGTATCCTACAGCATCTGCACATAGTGGACACTTTAAGGCACTTCTTAATGAACTTGCACTTAAGAAGTCATTTAGACCTGATATTATTTTCATTGATTACCTTAATATATGTGCTTCCTCTAGGTATCGCGGAAACAGCACTGTCAATTCATATTCTTATATCAAGGCGATTGCTGAAGAACTTAGAGGATTGGCTGTTGAAGCAAACGTCCCTATCGTTTCTGCCACGCAGACCACTCGTTCAGGTTATGGTAGCAGCGATGTTGAGCTCACTGATACTAGTGAGTCCTTTGGTTTGCCTGCTACTGCTGATCTTATGTTTGCCCTTATTTCTACAGATGACCTTGAGGGACTCGGACAAATTATGGTGAAGCAACTTAAGAATAGATACAATGATCCGACTATTTTTAAAAGATTTGTAGTTGGTATTGATCGTGCTAAGATGCGTTTGTATGATTGTGAGCAGTCAGCACAGGAGGATATTCTTGACAGCGGGCAGGAAGAGGAGTATAATTATGAGGAACCAAAACCAAAGAAATCATTTGAGGGATTCAAGTTTTCATGAACGGTTACTATTCTGTATTCAATCCCAGAGGTGAGAAGATTGCTGACTGTGGTATAGAAAGAGATGCTCTTAATCTCATCGCTATGAGAAATCGTCGATGGGAAGGACATTACTATACATTTATTCCTCTACCTGGTGACATTGTTGATGTTTCACCTGCTAGACAACTGCCAACTCAAGATATCGTTGTTAATATGGACGGTGGTGTTGGTGGTAGTTGGGAAGTTGAATACGTCGAACAACTCCCCAAATCTGATTCTAAACCTATTGATTTAAAATGACTGTAGACACCGAAAAGTATCTTGAATTTGTAAAAGGAGTGACTAGTCCTCCGAGTCTTGATTGGCCTATTCTTGCTGCTCGATTGAGTGAACTTGAGGTAAATGATTGCAATGTAACTCAACTGATGACTGCGGCACTTGGTCTGACTGCAGAGTCTGGTGAGTTTACTGAGGTTGTGAAAAAGATCTTCCTGCAAGGTAAACCTTATAATGAGGATAATGTTTATCACATGAAGCGTGAACTGGGTGACATCTGCTGGTATCTTGCACAAGCATGTATGGCACTTGACACAACCTTTGATGAGGTGATAGAAATGAATGTAGAGAAACTCCAAGCACGGTATCCGGGTGGTGAGTTCAATGTCCATAAATCCGAAAATCGTAAGGAGGGAGACCTGTGATCACTCTTAACCTTGATGTAAAATCTGCTGTTGCGATTAGACATGTTCTTTTCCTAGAACAAAAGATTTACACACACGATCCAGTATGTGTGCCTTCACGTATTGTTGAAATTCGTAATATCATTGCTGATCTAGATGAACAAATTGAGAAGGAGATTGCCAAATGAAAGATTATGATCCATTGACTCCAGAAGAGGTGACTGAAGCATCAAAAGACTTCTTTCCCCTCTTTGATATTGTTTACCGCAATATGCCAGAGAACTGTACAGTCGAAGATACTCTTAAAGTAATGGAGTCTGTATGTAAGTTGGCACACAAGAAACGTGTTGCCGAAGAAATTGCCCACGCACCTTTTGGATTTAACAAGAAAGCAGATGACGGAAACGAATCAGAGACAACCGCAACTGAGTGATTCTTTTGGTGGCACAGTAGAAAAGAACATTCCCGAGAATGTTGAGTGGATTGATGAGTGTTTTTACATTAAGAAAACACGCTTCGGTCTATACACTAGTGTCCTTAAAGAACCTCTTGGTCAAAATTTTATTACTGGTGCAACGGAAGAAGGTGTCATCATAATGACAAGATGGCATCTTAAGTGTTTGCAGGAAGGCACACTTGATGATTATACTACAGTGATTAATAGTGGTGTTGTTAGCGGTAAACTTTGATCCGCCTTTTTTTGGGGTTATAGCTCAGTTGGTAGAGCGCCTGCTTTGCAAGCAGGATGTCAGGAGTTCGAGTCTCCTTAACTCCAT